CTCACGACCTTATTTCCCCCCCCTGGCCGCGATCCGGCGGCGATCGGCCAGCTAATGCCGCACTCGGCTTTCGGCTCCGCGTATCAACGAATTCGGGCGCAAATGCTCGACCCGCCCGTGCCGTGCGCACACTGCCAACGGCGGGTCGCGACGACGTTGGACCACGACCCGCCGTTAGCGATGCACGTGCACCGGGAAGGCGCCGGGTGCTGTCGGCTCATTCCGTCTTGCGATGAATGCAACCGCCGCGGCGGGCTAATGGTCGCCAACGGCACCTGGCGCCCGGGGGTGGAGTTGGCCGGCACCGAACCGGAGGCCGAACCGGGCGGGATCGACGCCGGCGACCCGCGGTGGCGGGCGCGGTGGTTGCGAGAACTGATTGAGCGGATGCCGGCCGACGCGACGTGGCCGCGGCTAATGAGCGCACCGCACGCCCGGGCCCGCGGCACCCTCGGCCCCGAATTCGTGGAGTGGTCCAACGTCCGGTCGGGCGGACAGTTGCGTTGGTGGCAAGAGTTGGTCGCCTACCGGCTGTTAGAGATCGACGCCGACGGCCGGTTGGTTTGGGAGGCCGCGCTGATCTCGACCGCCCGGCAGGTTGGCAAGTCGTGGTTGCTACGCGAACTGGCGTTGTGGCGGATACATCAGGGCGACCGGTTCGGCGAACCGCAAGACGTTTTGCACACCGGTAAGGACCTTGCGATTTGTAAGGAGGTGCAACGCCGCGGGCGGATGTGGGCCAAAGCCCAACCCGAGGTTTTCGCGGTCCGGGAAGTCAACGGACAGGAGCAAATCGAACTGCTCGCCGACGGGTCCCGATGGTTGTTGCGCGCCAAAGAAGCGGTGTACGGCTACGGCGCCAGTGTTGCGATGGTCGACGAAGCGTGGCGGGTGCGGGCGTCCGCCGTCGATGAAGGGCTAACGCCGACGATGGCTGAGCGGGAGCAACCGCAACTAATCCTCTTTTCGACGGCGCACCGGCGGGCTACGTCGCTAATGCTCGACCGCCGGCGGGTTGCGCTCGACACGTTGGAAGCCGGCGACGGAGACTTGCTTATCGAGTGGTCGGCGCCGCCGACCGCCGACGATGACGACCCGGCCGGGTGGCGGCAAGCGTCGCCGTATTGGACTGGTCGCCGCGAACGGTTGGTAGCCGGCGTGCACGACCGCATGTTGTCCGGCGAGTTGGAAGACCCCGACGAACCCGACCCGGTCCAATCGTTCCGGGCCCAGTGGTTGAACCGGTGGCCGCGCCGGCGGGCCGACCCGTCGGGCCCGACCGAACCGCTGCTCCCCGAGGGCGTCTGGGAAGCGCTCGCGGAAGAGGGCGTCGAAGCCACCGGCCCGGTGTGGGTTGCGATCGAAGACGATTACGGGTTGGGTGCCGCGGTCGCGTGCTGCCGGTTGACCGATGACGACCGGATCGAGGTTGACGGGTGGCTACGCGGCGACTGGGACTCGGCCGTCGCCGACGTCGTCCGATTGACCGACGCCTACACCGTGCGCCGGGTTGCGGTCGGCGCGTCGATGGTCGACCGGGTCCCGGCCGGGTTGCGGTCGATCGCGGAGCCGCGGGCCGGCGCCGCGACCCGCACCGGTCTGGCGTTGTTGCGGGATCTCGCGACCGGTGGCCGGTTGGTGCACGACGTCACGACCGACGAACTGGACCAAACCGTCGGCATGGCGTTGGTTCGCGAAGCCCCGTCTGGCCTGTTTCTGCTTTCCAAAGGGCCGACGCATTTGGTTCGCGCTCTCGTCTGGGCCCTCTCTGAGGCCCACAAGCCCGCGAGAGATCCCGCCATCTTCTAACCCCCGCGCCGGGGCGTCGGATAGCCTCCACGGGGCTTAGGATGGCTCAGGGGCCCATGTTCGCGTTCCCTGGCGTCGGACATGGGCCCCGAGCCGAACAATCCAATCCAGGGAGATGGACAAATGGACGACGCAACCCAGAACGGCGCCGGTATCGACGCCGAAGACGCGGCACTAGTCGCCGGGGTGCAACGCAGGATCGAACGTCGCCGCCGGCGGATCGAAGAGCTAGAGGCCGAGCTAGCCGACCAACGGCCGCAACTAAAACGCGACGAGCGGGTGATAGCGCTGCTCACCGGCGTCGAACCAACCGGCGCTAAACCCGGCCCCAAAACCAAAGCGACGAACCTATCTCGGGTCGGGCCCGAAACGTTGGCCACGATCGAGGCCGCGATACGCAACTACGCCGTCGACCACGAAGAGTTTCGCCAAGTCGACATACGCAAAATGCCAAACGCCCCCGTCGACAAATCCAGCCAAATGGCCGTCGCGTTCGAGCAACTACGAGAGCGCAACGTGATCCGGTTCGTACGCCAAGACGGCAACGCGAAAGTGTTCCGGCTCACCCGCGAAGCCGCGACCGTGAGCGAGTAAATGTCGGCCCGTCGCAACGGACGCCGAAGCGGGCAAATCGATCTAAGCCTGTTCGGCATGTCCGACACCGAACTGTTGGAACGCGTCAACGACCTTGCCGACGATGACGGGTGGACCTCAACTCTCGCCGTGCGGTTGGCGATCGGCGAGAACCCCGACGAAGCCGACCCGAACTTCCATTCCGGCGCCGGCCCGCGACTGGCATGGATGAAACGCTACGGGTGGTTAGAGCAACACCCCGACCACCGCAACCTATGGCGACTCAAAGCCATGGGCCACGCCATCCTCGACAACCCCGAGCTGAGCCACTCGATACAAACCGCGCTCGAAAAGCTCAACCCGGCGCAACGGCTCAAACTCACCCGTGAGATCTCCGCGTCGGGTGCCGCTAGTGCCGAGGAGATCAAGACGGCGCTACGCCGCGAATGGCGCAGGAACATTCGCTAGCCCTATGGTCGATCCGCCCGTGCCAAGTGTGCGGGCGATCGGTCAAATGCGAACCGGGGTATCTGGCCAACATTCGGGTTGTTTGTTGGCGGTGTATCGGCGATGGATTCGCAAAAACCCGAGCTATGGGCTACAAATTGCGCAACGATGAAGCTCCGGAGTATCCGCCCGGGGGGCGTGATCCCGAACCCCAACGATCCGGCGGACGTCCCGCCGGCAACCGTAGGACCGCCCGAAGCTCGGCCGGGCGATCCTAACGGCGTCGAAATCATCGGCACCGGCATACCGTCGGTGCCGCCGCCGCGGATCACGGCGTCCGCGTGGTCGGGGTGGCCGGGCGAATGGTGGCCACCACTATGGGGCGGGCAGCTAACCCAACTGACCGACACCGCATGGGCGTGTCTGGACCTCAACAGTTCCGTGCTCGCGACGATGCCGCCATACCTAGTCGGCAACGCCGCGTCGATCGACACCGCATGGATGCGAAACCCCGACCCCGACACCTACACATCGTGGGACGAATTCGCAAAACAACTGTTCTGGGACTACCAACTAGGCGAGGTGTTCGTAATCGCAACCGCGTGGTATGCCACCGGCTACCCCGCCCGCTTTCACGTCGTCCCGCCATGGGTGGTCAACGTCGAAATGAACGCCGGCACCCGGTCCTACACAATCGGAAGCCTCGACGTCACCGCCGACATACTCCACATCCGTTACAAGTCGACAGTCGACGACTGCCACGGCCACGGGCCACTGGAAGTCGGCGCCAGCCGCATGGTTGCCGACCAACTGTTGAGCCGCTACGCCCAAGGATTCGCCGCCGCCGGCGGCGTGCCAACGTCGGTGTTGACGCACCCCGACAAACTCACCGAAACGCAAGCGACCGACCTAAAGGCCCAGTGGGTAGAGGCCCGGCGAAGCGCGATCGGCGAACCGGCCGTCTTGTCCGGCGGGGTGACCTGGCAAGCAACCCAAATCAACCCCAAAGACATGGCGTTGGTGGAGTTGAGCCAACTCACCGAATCGCGGATAGCGGTGCTGCTCGGCGTCCCGCCATACCTAGTCGGACTCCCCACCGGCGCCGATCAATCGATGACCTACACAAACGCAAGCGGACTCTTCGACTATCACTGGCGGGCCGGGCTACGCCCCAAAGCCCAAGCGGTCATGTCCGCGCTCTCGGAATGGGTGCTCCCGCGCGGCACCGCCGTCGAGATCAACCGCGACGCTTACGTCGAGCCTGAGCCTTACCAGCGAGCCCAGACGGCTCAAATCTTGAACAACATTCGCGACCCGCAAGGAAACCCCGTTCTAACCGTCGATGAGATTCGGTCCATAGAGCGGTTCGCGGTCGCCGGCACGTCGGGGATACCGGAGGTTGTGACCGATGAGTGAGCTAGAGCTAGAGCCCACCGAAGACGCGCCCGAGCGTCCCGCCGGCCAGCCATGGCTACGCCACGCCGAAGTGCGCGACGTTTCCTTCCCCGGTCGCACAATCGAACTTGTCGTCATGCCATACGAAACGCCGGCGATGGTCGCCTATGACGGGCGCATGGTGCAAGAGGTGATCGACCGGGCCGCGTTCGCAGGGATCGAACGTCGCGCCAACCGGGTGCGAGTCAACCGCGAACACGAGGTGTTGCACACCGTCGGGCGGGCCGTCGCATTCCACCCCAACCGTGACGAAGGGTTGGTCGCCGAGCTACGGATTGCGCGCACCCCGATGGGCGATGAAACGTTGACGCTCGCCGCCGACGGCGACCTTGACGCAAGCGCGGCGTTTCTGCCGATGGACGGCGGGTTGAAATGGGAAACGCGCTCGGCCTACCGGATCACCAAAGCATGGCTTGGACACATCGCGATGACCTCGGACCCCGCCTACCCCGACGCCCGGGTGCTGGCCGTCCGTAACGCCGACGCGGAGCCGAACCTGTCACCAACACCCAACCTCGACGTTGTCCGCGGGTGGCTGTTGGCGGACTCTGTAGCATCCGACCCGAACTTGAACCGCTGAACTACCAGCCGTTGTAGACCGCAGGGCGGGCCGGCTGTCGCGGGGGACGCGCGTTCGATGCAAAACATCGACGCTGAAAGGACCCCGCAACCATGGGCGCCACCGATGCCCTGCTCGCCCGACTACAGGGCGAGATCGAAGAGCGTTCGAGCTTTCTCAACAACCTAGTTGAGGGAGCCGAAGCCGATAAACGCGACCTGACCGAGCAAGAAATGACGCTGCTCGCACGCACCCGCGAGCGCATCCAAGCGATCAACGAACAGGTTGGGCCGCTGCAAGCCGCCGCCAAGATCGCGGCGGACTCCCACAAACGCACCGCGGAGATCGCCCGCGAATTCGCCGAGGCCCGCGACCCCGGCGCCACCAAGCCGCTGGAATACCGGTCCGCCGGCCAATACGCCGTCGACATGTGGCGGGCCGGACTCGGCAACGATGAGGCCCGGCAACGGCTCGAACTGTTCAACCGGGCCGCGGCACACCAGACAACCGGCGACAACCCCGGTTTGCTCCCCGAGCAAATCTTGGGGCCGGTGGTCAATTTCATCGACGCCGCACGACCGCTCGTGAGCGCGCTCGGACCGCGCCAGTTGCCCGCCGGCAACTGGTCCCGCCCGCAAGTCATCCAACACACGCAGGTGGGCCCACAGACGGCAGAAAAAGCCGAGTTGGTGTCCCGCAAAATGACGATCAACAACGTTCCGGTAGCCGCCAAGACCTATGGCGGATACGTGAACGTTTCGCGGCAAAACATCGACTGGTCACAACCCGCGGTCATGGACATCGTGATCAACGACCTGGCCGCGCAATACGCGCTCGAAACCGAGAACGTCACCGGCGCCGACCTCACCGCCGCGGCAACCGCCGGGCCGACGCTCCCGGCCACCCCGACCAACGCCGACGTTGCCGCCGCGGTCTGGGCCGCGGCCGGGTTGGTGTACGCCGCCACGAAGGGCCAAGGGCGACTCTTGCTCGTCTGTTCGCCCGACATGCTCGGCCTGATCGGACCGCTGTTCGCCCCCGTCAACCCGACCAACGCCCAGTCGACCGGTTTTACCGCCGGCAACTTTGGCCAAGGTGCCATGGGCGCGATCTCCGGAATTGCGGTGATCGTTTCCGCCGGCCTAGCCGCCGGCACCGTGCTCGTGCTCTCAACCGCCGCCGCGGAGGTGTACGAAGACCGCATCGGCGCGTTGCAGGTAGTCGAACCGTCGGTGTTGGGTGTGCAGGTTGCCTATGCCGGCTACTTCGCCGACCTGCCGTTGGCGCCGGCCGGGATTATCAAAGTGTCGGTGACGCCATGATGGCCGGCGAAGTCTGGGACGCCCCGAACCAACAGACGGTGAGGCCCGACGAATCGCCGCCGTGGGCAGAGGGCGACGGCGCCGGCGGTGACGTCGACGGAGAACCGGGCACCCCGCTGCCCGACCCCGAGCCGCCCGACCCCGAAGAGCCGCCGCCCGACCCGCCGCCCGAAGGTGGCGTCAAGACGACGCGAGCGAAAGGCAAGTAGTGGCATACGCGACGGTTGACGAGCTGGCCGCTGCGTTGCGAATCACCGTCACCGCGGCGAACGAGGCAAGCCTCCAAGCTTGCCTCGACGCCGCGGCAACGGAGATCGACGCCGCGATGGACCGCACCGACACGCTCGACCCCGACGACGCGTTGGCGAACCGGGTGAACGTGCTCCGCGGCGTCGAATGGTTCAAAGGTCAAGACGCCGCGTTCGGTGTGATCGGCATGTCCGAAACGGGTGCGCTCAGAGCACCCGCCGACGGATTCGCCCGCCACTACGTCACCCTACTGCCCAACAAACAGAAATTCGGGGTGGCATAGGTGTCGGTCGCGACGCAACTAGTCGACCTGACCGCGCTACGCGACGCACTCGGCGCCGTGCTCGCACCCGTCAACGAAGACGACCCGCCGGTGTTGGTCGACGTCGTCGATGCGCTCACCCCGCCGGCGCTAATGCTGATATGGGGCGACCCGTGGCTAGAGCCCGGCACCGGTCGCCCGACCATGGGCCCGTGCATCTGGACCGCCCGGCTACAGGTACTGGCCGTCGCCAGCCGGCTAGAGCCCGGGCCCGGCATTCGCACCCTGGAAAGTCTCGTCACCCAAGTTGTCGAGCGCACCAAAGCGGACGTTTACACCTGGAAGCTCGACGGTGTATCCGGGCCGCGGGTGTTCGACATCGCCGGCCTGTCATATCTCGGAGCCCGCGTCACCTACCTAGTGCCAACCGCTGTGTAAAGGAAACGGAGAAATGAGCGTCACTACAACCGAACCAATGCCGCTAATCCTGACCGACGCGAGCATAAAAATCGGCGGCACCGAACTGGCGTGCGTCGCGAATCACATCGAGCTATCGCCCGACACCGCCGTAACGACCCTCGACACAATGTGTGGGTCGCGCGACTACCCTGGAACCGTCAAATGGTCGCTAGTCGCGACGCTCTACCAGTCGTTCGACACCGGCGCCACCGAAGACACGCTCTCCGCCGCCGTCGCCGCCTACCGGGTCGACGGCACCCCGGTGGACTACGTCGTCGCCGGCTACAAAGACCGCCCCATCGGACCCGACAACCCGTCATGGAGCGGGCAGGCGATCCCGAAGGATTACTCGCCGATCAACGGCGACGCCGGCGACGCGTCAACGATCGATCTCGAATGGTCGTGCACCGCACCGCCCACCAAATCGGTCACCCCCGAAAACGGTGGCGTCACATTCTCAACACCCGCCGCCGGCGGTGACGAAACCGGCGACGCGTGAGGCCAGCCGGTGGCCGAACCGGCTATCACGAGCGACGTTCGCGGGCTAGCTGAACTGGCGCGCGGCACCCGACGACTGTTCGACAAGATCGACGAGCACGCCGACAAAGCCTTTCTGTCGACGGCCGATCAAGTCGCAACGATGATCGCCAATAAGCAACCGGTGCTAACCGGGCGTCTGGCCGCTAGTGCAACGTCGAGCGGAACCGACAAAGGCGCCGACGTTTCGCTAGGCGGGCCCGGCGTCCCGTATGCCGGGTGGATTGAATTCGGCGGCACCCGCGGGCGACCCTACATACCCGCCGGCCGATCGGTCTACCCCACCGCCGATGAATCCAAATCCATGTTCACCCAAGCGGGCCAGCGGGTGGTCCGCGATCAAATCGAGGTAATGACATGGCCGAAGCCGAGCGCAAACCCGTTGTGACACTCCCGCGAGCGCTACCCGCCGAAATCGTTATCGGGGCCTAGTTGACACCCAACGAAATGCGCGCGCTCAAAGCACAAACCGGTCGCACCCTGCAAGACCTGATCGGCGGTGACGCCGAAGACATGGACAAAGCACCGGACCGGTTGCAATCGCTCGTGTGGGTTGCGCTACGCCGCGCCGGATATGAGGGCGTTACGTGGGACGACGCCGGCGACGTCGCCGCGATCACGGAGACACCCGAACCGGACCCTACGCCGATCGCCAGCTAGAGCAACTAATCCGATTCTGCCGGTTCTGGCGAATGCACCCACGCGAAGTCGATCAACTCCAACCCGACGAATATGCCGCGATGGTCACCTACGCGCTACGTGAACAACGCGAAGAAAAGCGCGCGATAAAGCGTGCACAGGCTAGGCGATGAATAACCCGCAAGTCATCGTTGACTTTGTCGCGAACACCGAAGGGCTAAACCGTGGCCTGTCAAAAGCCGGCGACGGTGCGCAAGGACTCGGCGGCAAGCTCAAGGGAATGGCCAAAGGTGCCGTTATCGCGGCCGGCGCCGCGGGGCTTGCCGCGCTCGGCGCCACACTCAAAATCGGCATTGACGAATTCTCCGACTCGGCCAAGGTCGCCGCGCAAACCCAAGCGGTGATCAAGTCGACCGGTGGCGCCGCGGGAGTGACCGCGAAACAGGTAGGGAAGCTCGCGACCGCGCTAATGACAAAAAGCGGGGTTGACGACGAAAGTATCCAGTCGGGCGAAAACCTGCTGTTGACGTTCCGCAACATTCAAAACCAAACGGGCAAAGGCAACGACATCTTTACCCGTGCCACAAAGACCATGCTGGACATGTCGGTCGCGCTTGGGGAAGACACTTCGTCCGCGGCGATGCAACTAGGCAAAGCGCTAAACGATCCGATCAAAGGTGTAACCGCTCTGCAACGTGTCGGTGTGACTTTCACCGATGGCCAAAAAGATCAAATCAAGGCGCTAACCGAGAGCGGTCACACAATGGAAGCCCAAAAGATCATTTTGGGTGAGCTGAACAAAGAGTTTGGCGGGTCCGCCGAAGCGGTCGGCAAAACCTTGCCCGGGCAAATCAACATTCTCAAAGAGTCATTCAAAAACCTGGCGGGTGAGATCGTTGGCGCGTTGGCGCCGGCGTTCCAAACGATCGCCACATTTTTCGTGGAGAATCCCGGGCTTGCAAAGGCCCTGACATTCGCGGTGCTCGGACTCGCCGCCGCCATGGTTGTACTCAACGCCGCGCTAGCCGTGAGCGCTGCCCTGACCGCCCCCTATACCCTGACCATTCTCGCGGTGGTCGCCGCGATCGGCGCATTCATCGCAATCATTGTCCTGCTCATAAAAAACTGGAACAAAGTCACCGGTGTTTTGGAAGACGGTTTCGACGCGATCAAGAAAGCCGCGCTTGCAGTATTCAACTGGCTCAAATCCAACTGGCCATTGATACTCGGCATTTTGTCCGGTCCGATCGGAACCGCGGTCGCGTTGATTATCACCCATTGGACCGCGGTGAAAAACGCGACGTCCGACGCGTTCGACGCGATCAAAAACGTTGTGTCAAACGTGTGGGCGTCCGTTAGCAAAATCATCTCCAACGCCGTCGACGCCGTCTCCGACAACGTTACCGGCGCATGGAACGCGATTAAGAAAGCCACCTCAAACGTTTGGGGTGATATCAAATCGGCGATTAGCACCCCGATCGGCGCGATACGAGACATTGTCTTCGATGGGGTGCACGCGATTCAGGACAACTTTAGTGCCGCATGGAATGCCATAAAAACGGTCACCTCCACGATATGGGGTGACATTCGCGGTGTGGTTAGTAGCGTGATCGACGCGGCAAAGGGAATTGTCCAGGGATTCGCGAGTTTCCTAAGCGGGATCGCTAACGGGCCGATCGCCGCCGCGCTGCATGGCATCCAAAACGTGTTTCATTGGATCGCCGACGGCGCCCGCGACGCGGTCGGCGCCGTCAAGGGCGTAATCAACGGAATGATTGGGTGGCTATGGCGAATCGTGAATGACGTAAAGAACGTGGCCGGCGCGATTGCCGGCGCGATCAAAGCACCAATCAACGCGGTGTTGTCCGCATGGAACGGCATTCACATTCCCGGGTTTGGCATCAACATAAAAATGCCGGGCCCGGTCCCAGACATTCACTTCAATTGGGGTGGGATTGGACTTCCCAACATTCCGCTGCTCGCGAAAGGCGCCGTGGTCGACTCGCCGACCCTGGCGGTGGTTGGCGAGAAGGGCCGAGAGTTGGTTACCCCCGAGGCCCTGCTACGGCAAATGCTGGCCGAGCAAACGCCGAGCGTGCGTGTGTACATCGGCGAAACGGAACTGACTGACATTGTGCGAACCCAAGTCGATCACGCCGGCACCAGCTTGGCGCGGTCGCTGATCGCCGGCGGGGTGGGATAGATGGCGCTAACTGCCACGATTGAACCGAACGTCAATAACGTGCGGCTCGACTACATCATGCCGGCCGACGGGTTGCGAGTAAGTTTCACCCGCGTCGGTCCGTCGGGCGTGCCCGCCGGCGTTCGCGGTTGGGTTGACCAACCGGCGTCGCCGGGCGAGGTGATCGCCCGGGATTTTGAGCCGCCGATCGGTGTTGAGATCACCTACACCGTGCAAGCGTTCGACGCCGCCGGAACCGTGCTCGACATGCAAACGGTGACGCTCACCATACCGTCGGACGGGTGCTCGGACACTTGGCTAAACGACCTGGCGAGAGTCACGAACACGCTTCAAATCGTGATCGAGGAACTACCGGAACTTGAATACGTCGTGCCGACAACCACCCACGAAGTGATCGCCCGCCGCGACCCGATCGTATCCAGCGATATTGCGCACACCCCGAGTTTTGAACTGTCGTTTATCACCGACACCCTCGCCCAACGCGATCAAGCGCGCGACCTGCTCGGCAACGGCGTTCCGGTACTGCTACGCACACCGCCCGAGCACGGTATCGGCAACCTTTACTTTGCGGTGACCGACTACAAAGAGCAACGGATTGTGACATCCGGGACGATGCCGGCGCGGGTGTTCGTGGTCGACGGGCGGCAGGTGCAACGCCCCGACCCGACGTTGTATATCCCGCTCGGCGTCGCTACCTATCAACACGTAAAAAGCACGTTTGCGACCTATGCCGTGCTAGTGACCGAGCGGGCGTCTTATGACGCGGTGCTTTATGACTGGGCCGGCGCCGAGCCGACCGACATTGTGCCGTGGCTACCTGACGACGTCTGATGCAACCCGCGTCCGATCAATTCCTAAAGTCGCTGAGGTTTTCGCATGTGATCGCGGCGGCGTGCGAGTTGATCTTTCCCGGCGAAACAATCACCTATCCGGTGCCCGTCGAAGCCGGCACCGTCACGATCGACCGCACCGCCCAATTCCGACGCACCGGCACGATCCAAATTCCGTGGTCGCTAGAGGCCGGCGAAGACTTAGGGATCGACATTCGCACGTTGCCACTCGGCGGATACGCGTTGGTGCACCGCGGGTTGCGCTACGCCGACGGGTCCACCGAACTGATTCTGTTGGGCCGGTTGCGCGTCGAGTCGGTCACGTGGGACACACTGGCCGCTAGCGCTTCACTGGAGCTATCAGACCGCTCCGCGCAGGTTGCAGACGAACCCTTCGCCGCGCCGTACGCCGCGGCCGGGCAGAGCCCCGCAGGTGCCGCCGTGGGGATTATCCAAGAGGTGTTTGGCGATTCGATCGACTACCTAACGCCGTTCAACCCGCCCGGGACGCTCGGCGATATCACATACACCGGACAACGCACCGACGCGATCTCCGACCTGGAGCAATCGTGGGGAGCGGAAACGTATTTCGACTCAAACGGAGACTTTGTTTTCGCCGCGAAACCCGGCGACGCCGAACCGATCGTTTGGACAGTCGACGCCGGCGCGACCGGGGTAATGGTCAACGCCCAAGAAAGCCTCGACCGCACCGGCATTTACAACGGCGTGTTGGTCACCGGCCAAGCGGACGCCGACACCCCGCCCGTCACCGGTCTGGCGGTGTTCGACGACCCGACAAGCCCGGTTCGGTGGGGCGGACCCTTCGGCAAGGTTGCGCTACTGGCCGACTCGACCTCGGCGACAACCGACGATCAAGCCGCCGCCACCGCCCGGTCGCTGTTGAACCTACGGCTAAAGCAAACGCGGTCGTTGGAGCTGACCGCGGCACCGAACCCCGCGTTAGAGGCCGGCGACACGATCGAGGTTGACTTCCCCGACGGACGCTCCGAAGTGCATCTGATCGACGCGACGACCATCGACCTGGCGACCGACGATCAAACAATCACGACCCGCACCCTGTTCGCACCCGGGACACTCGGCGCTGTCCCGATGGTCGACCGGTTGTACATGGGCCGGGAGGCTTGGCAGCAAGCCGCCGACGCGGCGTTGGTGGCGGCGTGAGCGTCCCAACGACCCGCACGCTTGGGAGCGTGCTACGGCGGGCGTTGGACACCGGCTCGCCGTTGCGAATCCTGCTTGGGGAGTACGCCGGCCCGAGCGACGATCCGCGTTACGCCAACGTCGAATTGTCCGGCACCGTTTATCGGGTGCCGCAGCTAAACGGCATGGACCCGCAACCGGCCGGGGCGCCGGCCTACGTGCTTTCGGACGGGTCGCGAATGTGGGTGCTCGGCACCGTTACCGAAATTCCGTCGGCGGGCGGGCCACCCGGCCCGCAGGGGCCGACGGGCGCAACCGGCCCGAGCGGGCCGACGGGTCCCGCCGGCGCCATGGGTGCCACTGGGCCGGCGGGCCCGGCCGGGCCGACTGGACCGACTGGCGCCGCCGGGCCGGCCGGTGCGACTGGCGCGACCGGTCCGCAAGGCCCGCCCGGAACTGGCCCGTTTATCTACTCTCAATTGCATAGTTAGAAAGGCCCGCCCAATGGGAAACACGCCAACATTTCAACTGCCATACCCTGAGCAAAACGACACCGCCGACGTTCCGCGCGACATCAAAGCGCTAGCCACAAAGCTCGACGGTATCCCCGGACTCGCCGGCGGACTTGTGACCGCGCTCCCGGCTAGCCCCATTGACGGCCAAGAAATCTATTTCGTGGCGAATGCGGCAACTGGCGTCGTCTGGCATTTGCGTTATCGGGCCGCGTCGGCGAGTGCCTATAAATGGGAGTATGTCGGCGGTGAAAGTCTTCTAAGCGAAATCGTCACGCAGGAAGGGTTAGGCGTTAGTGCCGCCTACGGAAACTTTCCGACGATCGGACCGCAAGTACCAATCCCGTTGTCCGGCGATTACCGGTTGCATTACGCCGCCTATATGACCACTGGTATTACCACGAACGCCAAGGTGTTTGTTTCGATTCATCTTGGGGTCGGGGTTGCGAGCGATGACGACGCGTTGGTGATAATCACCCCGGCCAACGGCGGGTTGGGTGCATCGTGCGCTCGCGAAGCTCGCAAGACCTTGACCGCCGCTCAGACGCTGACAATGCAGGGTCGATCCGATGTCGACCTTGGCTCGGCCGGCCGGCGGGTGCTCGGCTTAGTTCCCTTCCGCGTCGGCTAGTCGATCGACGCGGCGTTGGTCGCCGATGGTCCGCGCGAGCGTTTGTACGAATGCCTCGATAGTTGACGCCTGAAACCGGCGCATTGCCTCTAGCTCTGCCTGTAGCTGCGCGATTTCGCGATCGCGGTTCGCAAGTAGTGCTCTTAGTTCGTCTTCGGTCATCGGCGGCACCCTATCGAGCGCGCGCACAGTTCGCAAAGGTTGCCTTTACATCGCCGTATGGCGGGGTTTAGTATCCGCGCGCCGACCACAAAGAGGAGTGGCCGGAACCGGCCGGGGGCGGGCGATGCCCGGGAGCCAACCCGGTACCAGGGAAAAGGATCACCCGGGCAAGAGGGGGAGGACCTCGGCCATGCCGCCATTTGTGGACGGATCCCGCACGCCCGACGGGCCCCGGCGCTTTTTCATCTCACATAAGCCGCAAAGACCGCCTTTGCCGCAAAACAAAGCGTTGAATGCAAAGGAATCAGGTGCGTGCCAAATCGACGCTTATGTGCAAGCGTGGAAGTCGATGACCGCCGCGGTAAACATCGACCCCGTTGCACAGTTAATTGGTGAGCACGTAAAGCGGATTCGCGAGCAACACAACTGGACTCAAGACGACGTCGCCGAGCGATTCGACCCGCCGAAACACCGCCAACACATTTCAATGTGGGAGAACGGCGTGCGACCCCGAGGATTCAACCTCTACCAACTCGCCGACGCACTCGGCGTCAAATGGACCGACCTACTCAAGCCGATCGAGCCCGACGAATGACGTTCGCGTTTGTCATCGCCGCATTGACATTCGGCTTAGGAATATGTGTCGATCGCCTATTGATCGCCACCCGTGAACTGAAACGATCGCACCGGCGTCGGCGAGAAATCGAAACGCACGGCGCCGACGCCGTCGAATCGTGGCTAGAGGCCACCGACTGGACCGCGCTACGCCCGAGCAACGGAACACCGTTCCAAGGTGAGCCGGCCGAATGAGCGTCGCCGCGCACCCCGACACCGGAGAGTTGCGCGGCAACCTCGCCGAGCAAGACCCCGAATGGCTAGCCGAAGCGCTAGCCGCAATCCGGGCCCGGCAAGCGCAATTCGATGAATGGGCGTCCGCGCTCGAATACGAATTGCGCCGGCGACTCGGCACCCACAAATTCGCGGTCTACGGCGACTGGGAAGTGTGGAAAAAACCAAGCCGGCGCCTGACTGTCACCAAATCCGTTCAACTCCCCGCGGCGGTTGTGGAGACTCCGTCGAATTCCGTGACTGCCACAACGTCCAAAACAGACGTGCCGGCGACGGAGTCTCCACAACCGCCGCGGCTAAACGCCGAGGAGCTATTTAGATGAGCACCGACCTGGCGCCGGCACCGACCCGAGCACCCGTAACCCTGTTCAACGGCGCGACGCCCGACGACATAACCACCGCCGCCCGCGACGTCGCGAACCGGTTTTCGGACATAGTCAAGCAACAACGCCTATACAAACGAATAGGTGACCGCGACCACATACTGATCGAGGCATGGCAAACGATCGGCACGCTAACCGGCGTGTTCGCAACCGAGGCCGGCGGTGTTCGCGAATTGCCATGGCCAGACGTCGAGAGAATGGTTTGGCTTGACGATGAGCCACCGCACCCCGGCCCCGAGCCGCGCGACCGCAACACCGACGATTGGCACACCTGGCGGGCCGCAGACGAGCTACGCAAAACGTTCGACCACCAAAACATGCTCATTCGATCGCACGCACTCGGCCGATCGTTTGGATTCTCGGCGGCGTTCCGCGCCGTCAAAGACGGCCGCGAAGTCGGGTGGGGGGAAGGACGCGTCGACCGGTCAGAGCGCACGTGGGCCGGCCGTGACGACTACGCCCTAGCGTCAATGGCTCAAACCCGCGGCCAGTCTCGCGCTCTGGGAGCCCCGCTACGGTTCATTGTCAAGCTCGCCGGCTACGAACCCACGTTGCCCGACGACATGCCACCGGAGGCCGCGCAGAGCCCCACGGGGCCCGTTTTGCCGTGGGGGCCGGTAACCGACAAAGACGAAGACCTGAAAGGCGCCGCCGAGTCCGTCAAACACATAACCGGGATTGACGGGGAGTCGTTTGTAATCGCCATGGGCGACCGGTTCGACGGGGTCCCGGAAGCGTGCCTAATCATGCTCCGCGGCCTAGCCAAATTCGTTGCCCGGTCGCAACCGACCCCGACCGAAACGGAGGCCACCGAATGAGCGTCGACAACGAATTTGCGGCGTTTAAAAACGCCGCCGACGAAGGTGACCGCACCGAACCGCCCGACGGCAACCACACCGCCACGTTGGTGGTCGCCAAAGTTGGACGCTCCAAAGCCGGCGATCCGCTCGTAATCCTCGAATGGCAAACCGAAGATTTCGCGTTTTACTGGACCACCTTTCACGGTGTTGGCGGGCAAGCTGCCGCGCACACCGACCGGTTGTTAGGTGACCTCGGCATCGACACCGGCGAAATTCAGAGCTTTAGTGAACTGTCCGACGAGCTAGCCGCCGCCGAGGGTCGCACGTTCATTGTCAACGTCAAGCGCAACGGCACCTGGCTCAACCTGAAAGTGTTGGAGCGACCGACCGAGGTGCAAACGCAAATCAAAGTGGCGCCGCCGCCGGCCGAGAAGCCGCGCAACGCGATCTTTGACGATGACGACGTGCCATTTTGAGCGATGCCTTACCGGTCGGAGGATCACGCGCACACGAATTGGCTACGGAACGTTCCGCCCGCGGGGCGAGTCCCAATTCGGCGGATTATCGAGAGTGTGGAGGGCGAGGACCGAACCCACCGGCGTACACACCTGTATTACCGGTGGTCAGTTCTGCTCACTCCGAGCGTTGGCATGGCCCGCGACGTCGAACTGATCGCCCGCACCGGCGACCACCGCGAGCACCGGTGGCACATCATGCAAAGCGGACGGGTGGTCTAAATGGTCACGTTGCGCTATGCGATCGAATACGCCCGCCACGGGTGGCCGGTGCTCGTCACCGAACCGGCCGGAAAGCTCCCGCTCACCCGGCACGGCGTCAAAGACGCCACGATCGACCCGCACCAAATCGAACGATGGTTCGCCCGGTGGCCGCGGGCGAACCTCGCGGTTGCGACCGGTGCTCCCGGTCCGCAAGTACTCGACATTGACGATTTGGACGCCGCCGCCGGCACCCTCTCGCAACTGTCCGACGTGCCATGCGTCGCGACCGCCCGAGGGCGACACTATTGGTTCGCCGGCGTCGGCGAACGCACAATCACGCTCGGCTATGGGGAGCTACGCGGCCGCGGTTCGTATGTGATCGCCCCGCCGTCGATCCACGAAACCGGCACCGAATACGTGTGGCTGTTGGCGCCGCACGGACCGCTACCGGCGCCGCCGGCGATCCGCGGCACCTACGCCGGCACCGGCACCCACCACCCGCCGCCGAAACCGATCGTTGCCGGCGAAGGCCGGTGGCCATATTTGCGCGACTTCGCGGTGCGATTGGTCCGCGCCGGCGTCACGGACCGCGGGCGGATCGCCGCGCACCTACGCACCGAATTCGAGGTGTCGTGCGAACCGGACCCGCCGGCGTCACCCGGTGCGCTCGACGCCCTGGCGGAATGGGCCGCACGCTCCCAAATCGCCGATCGAGAGCGTGCCGTCGATCACTTCGAAACCCGGATACGAAACTGGAGAGAAACCGATGGCAGACAAGACCCTGCCCGACCTGCCGCGTAGGACCGACACCGTCGAGCGTTGGTGCGCTTGGGCAACAACCGCGCTCCACGCCGAGGAAATCCCGATCGTTGGCGTCTATTCGTTGACGTCTGACGACGGCGCCGAGGCCGCGATCGTTATCCAGTTGGCCAACCGTCATGAGATCCTGATTTGCCCGGCCCGGACATTGGCGTCCCGGCGAATCTCTGACGAATTCGTTGTGCTCGGATGCCCGGTGCCGTATTACTCGCCGGCGCAAATCCAGGTGATCGCGACCGCTATTGGAACGATCGCCCGTCGGTCGCGCATCGAGCAAAACGAAACGCGGTCCTACGTCGAGTTTTCGAGCTTGGGCGCCGAGTGGATCGAACGGTGCCGGCGCCACTCCCCGATCATCGAGCTAACCGGCCGTGACGGGCCGGCGGTGCGCTCGGCGATCTCCCGGGTGCGGTCAACGACCGCTGAGCGCGACGTCGACCGGTTGGGCCCGCCGTCGATCATTCACGACCTCGCCGCCGACGAACTGTTGATTTGGACGACCCCATTTCGGCGGTATGTGAGGGAGCGTCGGGGGACGACGTCAGACGACCTGTTGGGCGTTCAAATGCAACGCGCCGGTTGGCGTCGGGTGAGGCTTGCGGCGAGGCCCGGACCGGGCCAAAAAGGCACCGTCGAGATGCCGGTTTGGAGCGTTCCCAACGGTTTCCAGGGATCGAACCTCGAAAACACGTCGTTTCCAGGGATTTTGCAAGCCGACTCCGAAAACGTTGTAGATCGTTCGGACCTCTCTACGTACGTGCGTACACACGCACACGGGCTTAATAGAACGGTCTACAACGCCCAACGCGATCAAGACGACTGGCAGACGTTCCGCCACGCCGTCGCCGGCGAGATCCAGATATGAGATCGCCCGCTGAACGTGAGCTACATGCCGCCGCCGCTCTCGTGGTCGAAATCATCGAGGCCCGCGCCGCCGGCGACGTCGACGAAAACCATGGCAATAGCGACGATGACCTACTCGCTGCGATCGAAGCGCTAGAGCGGGCAATCCCCGAATGGGAGGAGGAGGCCAGCCAATGACCGCCGTCGAACGCAAATACGCGCTCACCAAGATCGGCGAGGGCGACTGGCTGTTGCCGTCCAACAACGCCGAAATCATCTGGCGGATCCATCGGCCCCGACTCACCGGCCAAACGCATGCTTGGCAACTACACACCATTCCGGTGTTGAGCTTTCAACGCATCCTGGATCGCAACTGGGAAGACCCCCGCGAATGGGCCCACTGGGATTACGATTCGGGCGGATACCGCACCCGACGCGAAGCGATCGACGCCGCCATGGGAGCCGAGGCACCGTGAGCCGCGTCGAACGCGCCAAAGGTGCCGCCGGCGAACGCGAAGTGATCGCGATCTTTCACGCCGCCGGGTGGCCGCACGCCGAGCGGTCAAGCAACGGACGCCAACAAATCGGCCGCGGCGACATGCTCGGCGGGCCCGAGGGATGCCACATCGAGATCAAACGCCAAGAGAAGCTCAACGTGCCGAAAGCGCTCTCCCAGACGATCGCCGACGCGCACCCGCTTGACGTTCCGATCTTGATTCACCGCCCGTCAAGGCACGATTGGATGGCGACCCTTCCGTTAGACGACCTGCTCGACCTGCTCGCACTGAGGGACATATGACCAACTTTGACGCTATCCGCTCTCGGGACAAGACGCCGACTGGACAAGCTTGCCGGGTTTGCGGAAAACCTAATGGTGGCTATGTCCAAATAAGGCTTACGTCCAATAATCCGGCTAGCCCCAAGGTAAACGGCGCAACGGTGGCTACCGCTGCCGTCACGCTTTGCGAGGAGCACGCTAGTGACCTGTTTTTGCAATTAGAGGAAAAAATCGATGCCGTTCGTGTGGGGGGGTGGAGAGAATGACCCTGCTCGCAACGGTGCTCGCGACGATCGCCGCGCACCCAATGCAAACCGCCGTCGCATCGTGGTATGACGAACACGGGCCCGGTGCGTGCAACCTCGGCCCCGACGTCCAAACCGGCTACCGGTTCGCGTCGCTAATCCTCCGATGCGGCACCCGCGTCCGATTCTGCCGCGGCGACCGGTGCGTCGTCGCGACAATGGCCGACCACGGGCCCTACGTCGCCGGCCGCACGTTCGATCTCAACTGGCGGTTGCATATGGCGATCGACTGCCCCGGCGTGTGCGTCGTCCGATGGCAGGTGATCACGTGAGCGAAGACGACACACGCCGAGTGATCGAGTATCACGTCTTGCCCGCTTTGCCCGGAACCCGTGCGTACATCTACGCCGGCACTCCCGAGCCATGGATTGCGGACGTGCACGCTTGGCTATTCGTTGTCGACGTCTATATAGACACCGGCGATGACTACGGCCGAATTCCCGACCTAAGTTGTTGCCGGGGGCAACCATTGGTCGTGAGAAGTGCCGATCTCGTTGTGACCGACTGGGTTGTGTTAGAGGTGCTAGACCCCGGAATGGAGCCGAGCGACGAATTGCGGCAAGAGCATCGGAGCCTGCACGAAAAATGACTGTCCCGCTTTCGATCCGCGATCGGGTGCGCCAAGCCGTGCTCGACGCAATCACCGAAGGACTACGCCGCGAGCGTCCCGGCCACGAAATCACCGTCGTCAAACCACCCGACCCGCTCGGCGAGTTGAGAGCGACCCGGCGACAACCGCAACGTCAAACCGTCCGCCGCGAGAATCCCAAGAGCACGCTGTAACTTCACGTCGTCGCCAAGCTCCTCAGCGGCCGGAAACAGTTCAAACGCCCCCGCTTGCGACGACAGGCGCCGATACTCGGCCCGGGCGTCCGACACCCGTTGTTCGTGCATCGCCGCACCCTCGGCCCACGCCGACGGATCGCTGAGGCCGGCGACCGCAAGCGCGTAGTTCCGCTGATCGGTTTGGGCACGCTCCAACTCTTCGCGGGCTTTATCGACGCCGGCCGGCAACAACCGGTCGCGAATCTCGTCACGCTCAACCACCGAACGCAATTCTGCGCGCACCAACGCGTCGAGCGCATCGGCGTTGCACGACGTGTGGCCATCCGCGCACCGGTAGCGGCGAAGTTCATACGCCCGGTCGGTGTACGCCTGCCGTTGGCCGATCAACGTCGCCCCACACGAGCACCGCACCAACCCCGAAAGCAGATACTCGCCGTTAGCGCGACGTGACCGCGGCGAATGCTGAGCCAACGACCACGTTGGTTCGTCAATCAACGCCGGATGCGGTTTGTAGCCGTCAAGACCGCGGCCGGCGTGCTCGCCGAGATACGTTCGCGACGCCAACAGTTTGCGAACCATGTCCGTGCGCCACTTCCGCTCGTCTGGCGCGACGTCGCGCAGATACTCGACCGCGGCTTGCCAACCGTCGCGTGCCGCCCGCCGAAACGTTTCGGTCACGATCGGCGCCCACCGCGGGTCGGGGATCAACGCACCCTTTCGCTTCGCGTAGCCAAACGGCGTGATGCCGATGAACTTGCCCGCCGCTAACGCGTCGCGTTTGTTGAGCCGTTGGCGCTCAGACGCCTTATTCCACATCGACCGGTTCATTTGCAACCGAAATACGAGCATGTCTTCGACGTTGGGGTCCGCAAGGTCGATCGGTTCGTCGCTCCAGTCGGCGGCGACCAACGCGCCACCGTCGCCGACCAACTCGCGAACGAACGTCATCGACTCTTCGATGGGCGCCCGGCCGAGCCGATCGAGGTAGGCGACCAACACACCGTCGGTCGCGCCGCCGCGAACCCGGGCCCTGACTTCGCGAAGTGCTGCCCGGTCCATTGTCTTGCCCGATTCGCTACGCCCCGAGTCGTGCACCGTCGCGATCTCGTGGCCGGTGCGCCGAGCGAAATCGTCTGCGATTCGCCGCTGTTGGCCGGGGCTGATTGCGTCGCGTTTGCGATGGCTTGTACGGATGACTAGATCAAGGCGCATTGGTGGTCCATTTCGGTCGGGGTGCGTCCCAGAAGTGTATACCACTAAGCGAAAGGCATGTGTGACATTCGCCTAAGCGTATACAGCGGGTTGTGGGGGCCCTGACCGCCCGTACAATCCCCTGCTAATGCAGGCAAACCGGGCCACCGTGATAAGTCTCGTGGTCCTAGGCGTCGCCCTAATCGGCGTCGTTGCCGGCCTAGTCATCCTCGGCAAACAAGACGACGCCGTGCAAGACGCAATCACCGGTCTGGCAACCATCGGCGCCGGCCTAACCGGCGGACTCGCAGGATGGTTCGGACGCGGCGTCGCATACCACGACAACGGGCCGGCGGATGACAAATGAGATCGCCCGAGCATGGCCAGTAGTCCGCCGCGTAACCACGTTCGCGCTCGGCGTCGCCGTGATCATCGACGACCTGGCGCAAACACACACCGACGTCGCCGTCCTAATTGTCGGGCTAATTCTCGTCGGTGTGCTGCCCGTCGAAGACCTGCTGGACCTACTCAACCGACACCGGAGGCAAGACGATGACCACCGACCCTGAACCAATGACCACCGACCCCGACCCCGACAACCCGGAAGGCAACCCGCCGACCGACCCGCCGCCCGACGAGATCACCGAAGTGCCCGACACGACACCTGAGCCCGACGAACCCGACGCCGACTAATGCCGACGCTCGCGCTCTCCGCACAGCAACAAACGCAAGCGCGCAACGCCGCCGTCCAAGCCGCGACGCTCGGCTACCAACACGAACCCTCACTCCACTACACCCAAGGCGCACAACGGTGGCAAGGGATCGACCAACGCAAGATCGCAAGCCAAGGCCAATATCCGAACTACGCCGACTGTTCGTCCTACGTCACGTGGTCCATATGGAACGGGCTATATCTGCTGTTCGGCATGGACGACGTCGTCAACGCGTCATCGTGGGCCGCGGGCTACACCGGCACAATGCTCGCCAACGGCACGTCGCTAAGCCGAGCGTCCGACATGCTGTCCGGCGACGCCGTTATCTACGGCACACCCGGCTCAACCGGAGCGCACACCGCGATCGTTGTAGCCGCCGGGTCGGTGCCCACCGTCATAAGCCACGGCTCAGAGAACGGGCCCTACCGCGTCGCCTACAACTACCGGTCCGACATCCAATCGTTGCGCCGATACATCGACGGCCGGCCACACAACGTGATCACCGGCGGCGTGGCACCAACACCGCCCACACCGCAACCACCAAAGGAAGAGGACATCGTGGCGATAGCAACCGGGACCAACAACGGCGGGGCGTTCCATGTCTTCGTTGAAGCCAAAGACGGGTCCGTTTGGTACACCTGGCAAAAGAAGGGGGAGTCTGCGTGGCAGGGCGGCAAGCAAGGCGTGAGCGTGGCCAAGCTCCAACCATTCGCCCCCGCCCCCAAGTAGCACGAAAGCCTGCCCGCTCGTCCGGTCCATGCGAGCACGGCGGGGGAGGTGCGCCGGCCGCGATGAGCGATCGGCCGCCCGACTCAACCGGCCGGCCACCCACCCCCGACCCTGGCCCACCCCACGCTCAACCCACACCAACACACACAAAGGGGTAGGGGGGCCCGCCCCCCCTGCACCCACGGCGCCACACCCCCC